TCATACTGACACCCAATTATTTAACCTACCAACATTTGATTGTTCTAACAAAGTTCATCCAAAAATTAGTGACCCTAATAATTCATCATTTATTGATGGTTTTTTTTCATTTTTAACAAGTAAGGTATTGCACGAACATCAATTTATTCACGGTCTCGATTATTATGGTTCATTTTTAGCTATTAAGAATGACTATAAACTTAATATTATCGATGACATTGATTATTTAATACAATCTGAATTTTTTTTAAAACAACAAAATGTTTTGTTTAAAGTTGAAGATTATTCACATTTAATAACTCCTGATGAAAAAAAACCATTACAACCACTCAAAATATCATCTAGTTTAAAATCTATAATGTCTATTAATTCTATTGATGAATCAATGTTTGAGGATATTTTTGAACAACAAATACCTATTGTCAATGATGGACATATTTCTTTAAATGACGTTAAAGCAATGGGAGTTGACTTAGTGGACATAACTAATTCAAATGAATTTGATGTAACCAATCAAAAAAAATCCGAAACTTTAAAATCCGGGTCCACTTGTTCTTCCAGAACATCACACACAAATGACAATGATTTAAGCGAAGATGAACATAATAATGAATTAACTGATAATGATAATGATAATGAATTAATTGATAATGAATTAATTGATAATGATTTAAGTGATAATAATGATAATAATAAAACCAACAATTGTGAAAGTATTGTTAGTAAGAACCCTAACTCAGGAGATAATGACAATGAAAATGATTGGGAAGACGATCACAGTGAATCCATTATCGAAGAAGAAACATTAATACTTACATTTCCTCAATTCCCAGTTCAAGTTATTTGTATGGAAAAATGCGAGAACACATTTGATGATTTAATTATAAACAACGAATTAACTGACGATGAATGGTTTTCTGCATTAATGCAAATAATTATGATTCTTATTACTTATCAAAAAATGTTTTCATTTACCCACAATGATCTTCACACTAACAATATTATGTATGTTCCAACTAGCAAAAAATTCTTATATTATACTTATAAAAAGAAATCATATAAGGTTCCTACTTTTGGTAAAATTTATAAAATCATTGATTTTGGTCGTGCTATCTATAAATTTAATGGTAAAACCTTTTGCAGTGACAGTTTTCAAACTGGAGGTGATGCTGCTACACAATATAATACTGAACCATATTTTAATGATAAGAAACCCCGTTTAGAACCTAATTTTAGTTTTGATCTTTGTCGTCTTGCTTGTTCTATTTTTGATTATGTTATTGACGATTTTGATATGGTTAAAAATATTAATGACTGTTCTCCATTAGTAAAACTAATTGTTGAATGGTGTATAGATGATAATGGTATTAATGTTCTATATAAAAATAATGGAGTTGAAAGGTATCCTGATTTCAAGTTATATAAAATGATAGCTCGATATGTACATAAACATACTCCCGTTGCTCAACTAGAACGTAAAGAATTTAGCAAGTTTATTATAACCAACAAAAATATTCCGAAAACAGAACAAATCACAAATATAGATGAATTGCCATCTTATTCATAAAAATAAATATGAATTATAATATTTTATTATATTGTTATAATAAAATATGGATAAATATGGATTTATCATTACAAGGCACATTAATTCAGAAAAAACAAACAAATATTGGAACCAATGTGTTAAATTAATACGAACATTTTATCCCTTTAAACAAATTATAGTAATTGATGATAATAGTGACCAAATATTTGTTAGAGCAGATCATCCATATAAAAATTTAACCATAATACAATCAGAATATCCCGGAAGAGGGGAACTTTTACCATACATTTATTATTTAAAATACAAATGGTTTTCTAATGCTATAATTATACACGACAGTTTATTTATTCATAAAAGAATCCCATTTGAAAAATTTAATATGCCAGTATTACCATTATGGCATCACGATTACGATAAAGAAAATGTAAATAATTTGTTAAGAATTACTTCTGTGTTAAGTAACAATTATAAAATTATAAAAAATATAAACGGTTCAGAAATAAATATTCTTGGACTAAATAAAAATAAAAGTATTCTATGTTTTGGCGTACAATGTTACATAAACCTCAAATTCTTAGAGTTATTAGAAAATAAATATAAGATAACAAAATTAGTAAATGTTGTAACAACTCGCACCGATCGTTGCTCATTGGAACGAATATTCGGTATATTGTTTTGTCAAGAATTTTATGGACTAGAAAAAATTAAATCTTTATTTGGAGATATTATAACAAAAAGATTAGCATTTAATTATACATATGATGATTATATAATTGACGTAAAAAAAGGTATAGTACATCAACCTTTTGTAAAGGTATGGACAGGTCGTTAAAATGGTGGATTATCTGTAAATGCCAATGGTATAGCAGGAGCTACATTTTCATTAATTACTGGACTCAATTGGGCTAAAATAAAATCTCCCGTAACTACACTTACATAAACTAACAACGAGTCTCTAATCAATAGCTTGAGAGGTTTTGGCTCTTTGTCTATATATCTCATTTCTAAAAACTTTGCTAAAAAAAATATAACAGATATTATCCCCGCTACTAAAAATATATTCTCCATTTACAATATATTTTTAGTTTTCTAAATGATTAATAACGCATATCAGAAAACTACGTTTTCCGAACCTTTCCTTAAATTTTTATTTCCAATTTTCTTGATGCAAACTATGTTTTGCTCTTACTTCGTTACAACTTTTTCTAAAAGTGGATAATTTATGCTAAAATTTCAATATCATCTAATAAAAAGTCAGGTTCTAATTTAACATCTGGAGGATTAATTATATGAACATCTAATGCATTTAACGAAACATCTTCATTTGATATATTTAATTTTTCGTCATCTTCTTCTTCTTCCATCTTTCTTTGTATGTTTCTTAATGCACTGATTTCCTCTAGTCTTTCAATATTTTTTGGCGCATTAATTAATTCTTCTTTTCCGTTCTTTCCCATTACGGAATCAACATCATTAAATTTTAAACTAGCATTGCCCCCTTCTTTACCCTCAAAAATTTCTTGACTTTCTGTTTTTATATCTGGTTTTTCTATAACCTGTTCCTTGATCTCTTCCACAACATCTTCTTCAACAGTTTCATCCATATAAGCTCTTAATATACTTTCAACAGGAATGCTTTCTCTGACCGCATTTAAAATACATTCTTGTACTATAATTTCTAATTCCCTATTATGCTTTTGTATTTGTAACGGAGGCGAGTTTAATTCAAATAGATATACGTTTTTGTAAATCTTTCTAGCAACATTCACATAAGCTTTATGAATAAAATCGTCTAGCTTAGGTATATTTATATCAATTTTCTTTTGTTTTTGTCCTACTCTCATTGCTGTTAATAATTTCAATTGAATAATATGAATACACGTAACTAACTCTTCTAAATAAGAACAACCACTTCTTTCTATAATTCTTTTTTTTTCATTTTCAATAATATTTACATTCCATTTTGGTATTCTAGTAATAAAATTTTGGAATGTCATTAAATACTTGTCTGTCTCACCGTTTTCTTTACATAGTTTATAAGATTCATCAAAAATAGATTTGAAACCTTCAATTATCAAAGGCGTCAAAATTGTCAACAAACGGGCTCCCCATTCATTCTTTGATTCGTGTAATGAACTAACATTAAAATCATCCATTAATGTAAATAATTGATGTTAAATTTTTATTATTTAAACTAATTTACTAATTTACTAAATTTCTGCGATATTAATTATGTTTTTTTATCATCATAATTATTATTTTTGTACTATGATCATATATGCTCTTGCTTTTATGTATATTATTTTGGTAGTTTTTTTCAGTAACAAAATTAAAACAAAAGTCCAAAGGGGTTTTCGATTTTGGACATTTATAAATGTCCATTTTTGAGAATCTGAAAAAACTTTTAAAAAAAAGTTGTGAAAAACGACTTGTGACGAGAATGCTCTCGTTTTCATTTTCTGATCGTTTTTTTTGTGATGATATTTTTTTTTACATATTTTTGTAAAACCATTTAAAAATAAAATGTCCAGCTACTTTAGGAAATAAATGGACATTTTTGGAAATGAAAAAGTATGCTCGAATTTTTACTGTAAAAACTGTGACTATTATACTAGCAAGAAATCAAACTATGATAAACACATTTTGACATCAAAACATAAAACGGCTACTTTGGAAATAATTGGAAATTGTGACGATAATCCCTGTGTTTGTAAAAAATGTGGTCATAAATATAAGACCATTAGCGGGCTATGGAAGCATAGTAAAAAATGTAGCCAGCAAAATAAAACACAAATACTTTTAGAAATGATTAAAAAAGACGAGAATGTTAAAGAATATCTGATGGAACAAAATAAACAACTCATTTCTCAGTTATCTGAACAAAATAAAACCTTAATGGAACAAAATACAAAGCTATTTGAAATTGCTCAAACTAACAAAAACGGAAATGTTAATAATACTATTAACAGTAATAACAAATTCAGTATCAATGTGTTTTTAAATGAGACTTGTAAAGATGCAATTAATTTAACCGATTTTGTTAATCAAATTACACTATCGATTAGTGATCTCGAGCAAACTGGAAAACTAGGATATGCCGAAGGAATTAGTCAAGTTTTTATTAATAATTTAAATGGTATTGATTACACTCAAAGACCTATTCATTGTAGCGATTCTAAAAGGGATGTTATTTATATTAAGGATGATGACCAATGGATGAAAGAAAATGATAGCAAAGATAAACTAACAAATGCTATCAAAATTATAGCAAATAAAAATATAAAACAAATACCTAAATGGCAAAAGGCTAATCCTGAATATATGAACCCAGATTCTAAACAAAATGATAAATATATGAAAATGCTTTGTGAAGTTATGTCTGGTTCATCTAAAGAAGAACAACAACGCAATTATAATAAAATTATCAAAAATATTACTAAAGAAGTTATTATTGATAAAAATATAGTGTAATTATAGTGTAAATAATTTGTAATATTCTGATCTATATTATCAGTATATTACATAAACGACATGTTTTCTAACTTAGTCTCTTTATCCAAAAATGTAAAATTTAGTATAAACATTAATAGTAATTTCTCGTTTCTGAATTCTTTCCTGACTCCATTAAAAGCAATTAATAATTCATATCTTTTATCTTGAGATAATGAAAATACACCGTCTTCTATCAATTTTATTATGTCCAATGAACTATAGGCTTTTTCATACAACTTTATAACAAATGTTTGTAATTCCGTTTCAGTCATATCGAGATTCATTGTTTTTTGTATTTCCTTTTTTAACCAATCATTTCGTTGAGCTTTTAGGTCTGTTAGTTTAAATGTCTCTTCCAAATTATATTTATACAGATTTATTATCTTTCCTTTATATTCCGGCTCTGATATGTATATCTCACAAAATCTAGACAAAATTGGTCTTAACAACTTGTACTTATCTTCAACTATTATAAAAAAACGCGTGTTATGACTGAACAACTCTATACAACGTCTTAAAGCCGATTGCGCATCCATTGTTAGTTTATCTCCATTTAATAATACGATACTTTTAAAAGTATCTCCCCCATTTGAATTTATATGTGTTTTCGCGAAGAACTTTAACTCTTCCCTTATGAATTTTATACCCTTACCATGAGCGCAATTTACATACATCACAAAATCCTTTATTTTTTCTTTGTTTCCATCATATATTAACGAAATAAAATCGTTTACTAGTGTGCTTTTACCCGACCCACTTGGACCATTAAAAATAATATTTGGGATCTTATGTATCTCATAGAAGTATTTTAACTTATCTTTTATATTTTGATGAATATTTAAGGACATTTTCAAACGCTTACTAATATTGAAATAGTGTTTTTATATTTTAATATTATGTATTTATTAATTATTTATATGCATTATCATTTTTATACCGCACTAGTTAAACTATGAGTGTAAGGATTTTCTTTAAATGCTGTAAGCAAATCTGGTGCTATACGTTCACATCCCTGACATTCATTATAGTACTGCGGCATATTTGCTTTTCCATATGTTTGAACAGATGGACCATTACGAATGGTGGCTTGTGGTGCCCATAATCTATTATTTTCACGGTCTGTATCCAACTTAGACATCGTAACGTTAATTTGTGAATTAAAATTTTTCGCATTACCCTGATTTGTACGGCCAACAATAGTCTTTTCTTTCGCCTCGCTATTTGTTTGTCTATATACCGCATCATATTGCCTGTTACCGTGGTTCGAGGACATTCCCATCATTTGATCGTGGTTTACTGTATCACGCTGGTTCGCAATTGGTTGTTGATCATTTACTAAATATGCAGCATTATCCTTTTGACTATTAATATAACCGTTTGGTTGATACAGTGTTGTTTCCTTAATTGTTGTATTTGGAATATCTCCCGGACTAGAAACATAGTTCCCTGGCACTTCACCAGCAATATTACCATATACACGCATATTACAACTATATTCCTCTTTTCTTGATGGTTTCAAAATATCCATCACAGGTGCTATTACTGCCCCAATCGCGCTAGCGAAACCAGTTCCAAAAGTCTGTGGTTGTTGGTTGTTTGCACGATTGTTAGTATAGTTTGTATGACTTTTATGATGATTATTATGAGATTGGTCCTGTAATGGAGCTGTTCTTGATGCGGAAGAAGGTCCAGCATCAAATCCCTCTAATTGCATCCTCTTTGTTTGTTCGTGCTTTGTCGGTACATAACTGGCCGTTTTTAAAATAGCATTTGGTGTTCCGTGCTGGAATGTTGTTGTTTCGTTTCTATTTGAAGTCTTCTGTATCTCTTCAGCAACAACACGACCTGCTTTTTCCGCACCAGTTGTCGTCAGCCAACGATCTTGACTATTAATAAAAAAAGTATCTGGTCTGTATTTTTCCACTTTTCCTTCAATTCCTACATTTGTAATATGACTTTGTGCCGGCCCTTGTAATCCATTTAAATCATATTCTTGTTTTGGATTTGTAGCAACACGAAGCTCGTCTACTGTTTTTGGTAGCCATTTATCACGTGCTTCCATACCAGCATTGAATCCGTGACTGCCATCTGCTGAATAACCTTTGTCTAAACCTGGACCAACACGAATGGATTCAAATGGTTTAACCATATTATTTCGGTTCACAGGATTTTGTCGTGATTGATAGAAATCGCTCATATCAGGCATACCATAAGTCCATTGAACATTTTCTTGTGGCTTAAAAAGTGGAGCCTGTTCAATCTTCTTAATTACCTGTGAACCATTTCCTACATAATTATCTAAAATAGTTTCAGCATTATTATTGTTATAAATTTGCCCCTTGGGTTTTCCTCCATTAAAAGGAACCATATTATTATGCTTGAATTCCGTGGATGACATATAGTCGCCAGTTAATGAATAAACCTGCTGAATATTATTTGAAACAGGTACACCAGCACGTTGTTTTTGTTCATAAACGTTTTGATTGAAATACTTATCTGTTGCCGCATTTGGATTAGGATATTCTTGAACAGTATCTACTAACTCCTTATTATTCATAATCGGGTAATTTTGCGGAGGAACGTTTGTGTTTGGCAAATAGTTGTTAAACCTTGACTCTATATTTGAGGCTTGTAAGTTAGTTCTAATACCCATATTATTAAAGTTCTCTTTTGAGTTTGCTTTTTTATTTGATCCTTCTTTATTTTGGGTTTGATTAGAAATGACATACATCCCACCTAATGCAACTAATGGTATAGCTAATTCCATATTATATATATACATATACTTTTAAGAAAAGTATACTCAAAAATATTATTAAATTTTATTTATTTTTTATTTAATAATATTTCTTAATTATTGGATCTTTTTTATGTCGATTACATCTTTTACATCTTTATGTCGATTACATCTTTTACATCTTTATGTCGATTACATCTTTTAAATCTTAGAACAATCACTCTTACATGTTATTTGTCCTCCTATATTATTTGTTCCCTTGTATTGAGCATTGTATACATTTGTTGGCACTGTATAGAATTGATTATTCTGAGGAACACACTCATATTCCCTTTTGAAATAATCTTTTTCTAAAATTCTTGTACTCTTGTAATTTTGGAAAGGCATCTCTGTATTTGCTTGCGGATTCTTTGGTAGAATATATGCGTGATTTTGCTGTAAATCTCTCGCTGTCCAAGCTGGCATAATTGATCTCGATTGCTCCGTTGTTAATGTATCACATACTGGATAATCAATTGGTGAAGCATATACTGTTTGTCTTTTGTATTTGTCTACACCATTTACTTTTAAACAATCCCTGTTTAATTGTCTATCTATTCCTAAAAGTGAACTCTGAATATCTACACTATGTGTCCATAAATTACCACCCCACTTTTGTGGAATAATTTGAGGATCAAGCATAAAACACGGTTTGTCACCTGAACCAGGAACATCCAAATACCATCGCTCTTGATCGGTTTGTTGCTGAAGTTGTTTTATTATTCTTGCTTCGTCATCGTGAAATCTTGTAAAGGCCATATTATATATATATACTTTTTTTATTTCATTATAAAAAAGTTATAAGAGAAGAGAAACAAAAATAAAAATAAAATTTATAAAGTGGTTAAAGTTACAGAAACAACAAATGTGGGCTGGGAACCTGGAAATAAAGCAGAAGACTGATATATATTTACTGTATAAGATGTTGATGATCCATTAAGTATAATTACGTCATTACCTGATCCAGTAGTATGGTTTCCATTTGTAAGTAAACGGATTGGATTATTCTTGTTACATATTATAGGTTGGTATTCATTTGTTCCATCACTAAAGGTAATACAAAAATTACTAGTAGAATCAGAAATGCTTTCATGAATACTCCAAGATATAGAGCACATTGTAGGACTTGGTAATCCATTAAAAGGAAATGTAGCAGCTGGACTAGAAAAGTCAGGTTGTGAAGTTAATACAGTAGACGGAGATGATGATGTAGTATTGCTAGTGTAACCTGTGCCAGCGGGTCCTTGAATGCCTTGTAGACCTTGAAGACCTCCAGGTGGACCAGCTGCACCTTGTGGACCAGTAGCTCCTGTTGCTCCTACACAACAAAACCCTTGAGGCCCTCGAGCACCAGTTGCTCCAGTTGCTCCTTGTAGTCCAGCAGGTCCTATGGCGCCAGTAGGCCCTCTGTCGCCTTGTGGTCCTTGAGAACCAGAGTTGTTATTACAAATATATTTAGTAACTGAATATTGTCGATAATTTGAATATGATGCCATATTTACTATATATAAATAATTTATTTTTTATTTTTTATTATTTGTTATTAACTATTATAATTACAGTATGATAATAGTGTTATGATAATTTAATGAAAGTTATACTGAATTTTACATTCTTATTTGATATATCAATAGATCCAGAAGTTGTTGAATGTAATAATTCAATTGTATAATTAGTAGAACTAAAATTAACTAAATCGTTTCCTATACCATTCAATTTATTTCCTTCAGAATTTAACACTAAATGTCTAATATCATTAAATACAGTTGAATATTCATATGATGTTCCATTATTAAATCTAACATAAAATTTGTTACCAGGATCAGCCCAATCTAAATCAATCATAAATTTCACCAAATAGGTTCCTATTGTTGGAAGGGTAATAGTATTATTTGGCGCTACAGTTGCTAAACTAGTTAAATCAGTAAACCCACTAGAAGAATATGTTGATGGACTAGATGTTGTAAATGAGAAATTACTATTTTGAGCTACTTCAGTTCCAGGAGGTCCAGGAGGGCCTATAAGCCCAACAGCTCCTTGAGTGCCTCCTTGAGGTCCCTGCGCTCCCATCGGTCCTTTGGAACCTCTGTAACATAAACCAGTATCGCCTGTGGGTCCAGTATTGCCTGTGGGTCCAGTGGAACCAATTCCTCCTATAGGTCCAGCAACCCCCATAAGTCCTTTTGAACCAGGTATACCCCTAACTATATTATTAACACAACAACGATCGCTACCTAAATTCATTTTTAAACTCATTATATTAATATATTAAAAGAATTAATATATTAATTCGTAAATAAAAATGGTAACTTTGAAATTATTCATTTATGATGATGGCAATGGAACTAAACAGAGACGTATAGAGCCTAGAGATGCTACATCATATTTAACAACAAGAGGTAATCGTTCTCCAAATACATTTCAATTTGAGAGCAAAGATTAGTACATTTAATAAAATAACCGAGATTCTTTAATGAGAATTCTCCTTGAATAACTGTAGAAGAATCTGGTTTCATAATAAATTCCATAGATCCGTCGGATTCCGCACGATGAATTTCTGCAGAAGCGAATTGTCCTTGACACTTGAATATAAGTTCATTACCGACAGACTTAATTTCTAATTTATCAGAAATACATGATAGATCACGAATAATTTTTTGAAAATCTTGAGACGGGAGATTAATAATCGAAGTAAATTTTACATCAGGAACTTCAAGTTCATCCTGTTCTGGTTCAATTAATTTGAGTTTTTGTGTTTTACACTGTTTAATATCGCCATTTTCAAATTTAAGAGCAAGGTGAGAAACTATACCGTCGTAATAATTGTTCTCTTCAATATAAATAGTTAATGTATCATCGTTGTCAATTGAATTGATCAGCTTAAAGAGATGAAACATATTAACACCGATAATAATTTTCTCTTTTTTACATTCATAAAATTCAAAATTAGAAGCGGCTAAATATAGATGGACTAAAATAGTATGAGATTTGTCCATATTAATTATACGAATTCCATCGGGTTGAAAAGAAATATTGGTTTCAAGAAGGATGTCCTTAAGAGCAGTCATAAGAGTGCGAAAAGGAGCAATTTGTACTGTTTTAATAGTTAAAACATTATTATCAGTAGATGCGTTCTTATTTGTAAATTGTGACATTATAGTTACAATTATATTAAAACCTTTAAATAGTTATGTTTATAAAATAATTAGTTTAGAATTGAAAATAATTAGGATTACATCCTCCATTTAATACATTGAACCGGATTTTA